GTATGCATTGAGCATAACGGCAATATTGACTTATTTCATCTTATCAAAGATTACTGCAATAAGGCAGGGTTAACGAAATGTTTATTAACTAACTTAGAAAATGTAATATGGGCCAGATAACATCCGGTAAAGTAATCGTATCCCTTGCTTCTACAGGCAGGGAAAACTACAACGAGGCGCAATTAGGACTAATCAGAAGTATAGACCGCAAAGCACCCGACTACGATACTCACTTTCGTAGTGTGGATGGGTATGTGGATGAATACCTTGAGCGTAAGATTCACCTCGGTGATTGGCCTAATACAGAGAAATGGGGTAAGTCATGGAATCACCAGAATATGCCGTATCAATTCAAGCCGTTTATGGTAGCGGAGGCATTGGAGATGGGATACCGGAAAATTATTTGGTGTGATTCAACAATTAGGGTACATCAGAATCCCGATCCGTTGTGGGAATTAGCCGGCCAACATGGGATAGTAGCATGGAATAACGAAGGCCATCCGCTACACAAGTACATACCCGACCATCAAATCAAGTTCTTAGGGCTAAATAGCTATAGGGATGTTATTACCATGTACCAAATTATGGCGTGTTGCATTGTGTTTGACTTCGACCACCCCAAGACTATGCCTATCTTTGAAAAGTGGATAAAGGGAGCGAAGGAGAACTGCTTTCATCACAACGAATCGGTTAATCCGCAATTTATCAGCAGCCGACATGACCAGGCTTTGCTATCCGGATTGATGAATTTAGCAGGGATTCCTGTTCAGCCGTACGGAGGGTTAGCTTATAGGCACTATCTACCTGTTGAACCTTATTTTATTAACTGGGGGGTAAAGGATTAGTTATGAATGACAGAGAAAAAGTAATACACAAGCGACAAAGGAAGCAGTTATGGTTGGAGGTGTATTTGGAATGCATGAAAAAGCCTAACGCCGGATGGGAATCCGCATGGTTCGAGGCAAATAATGCAATAGCAGCATTTGATACAACATTTAGTGAACCTAAACAACCCAACGAGTAATGGACTTCACCAAAGAGCAATTCATTAACTTTTGGGGCAGCAATGGATACTATGAAGCGTTTACCTATGGGATAGGCATACAGGAAGTAATTAACCGAATTATCTATCCGTTTGGTGGTGTTGAAACCTGTTTAGAGATAGGATGCGGGGGAGGTGTATTCACTAAAGTACTATCAGAGCAGTTCGATAATGTAATCGGAATAGATGTAATACCAATACATGATGGAGTAAGGTATCATAATGTGAAGTACAAGGAATTAGATAATCAAGACTACTACTGCACCGGAATAGATGACAACTCAATCGACTTCGTTTTCAGTTACGGAGTATTTTGCCATTTCTCAAATGATGCCATCAAAGAGTATTTACAATCTATTTACAGAGTGATGAAGAAGGGCGGTGATTGTGTGATAATGATTAGTAACTTTGATAAACTGAAAGCACAATTTCCCGACTTCGATGACTGGAGCAAGTACAAGTTAGGGGATAGAATGTTAATAGGGCATTTTTACCAAGATGATAGAACGGTTGATATAATGAAGCATAAATTCAAAATTGTTAGCCGTAACCTAACACCCGACCACAGGGATATAGTGGTACATCTAAAGAAATAATATGGGCTACACTCACGAAACAACAAAACTAATAGACCCCTACCTGCCACACATACAATCGGTGGTAGACCTCGGAGCGCAAAACGATTACCGGGTGCCATTACCCGCACCTTACACTAAATACAGTTACTATGCCGGAAAAGAATACGAATCCATTGATATTTCGGGTGAGAACGGCTCATCCCCGCTGGACTTATCTAAAATCCACAAATTCCACAAGCAGTACGATTTACTTGTCGATGCAGGAACCTCCGAACACGTTGGTACCAATGGCAAGCACGACATCAAAGCCATATACAACTGTTGGAAAAATAAACACAACCTCGTTAAACTCGGAGGTTATATCATCTCCGAAAACCCCAAATCAGGCAACTGGCCCGGACATGGATTCAACTACTACACCGAAGCGTTCTATCGTAATTTGGCTGCAATCTGCGGTTATAACCTTATCAATGTTGGTAGCGTTGCTGCTATGGGCAATACTACTGATGGGTGGAATGTTTACGCGGTTTTACAAAAGACTAAAGAAGAGTTTTGTACGTTAACTGAATTTAAGACCTGTGGAATTAAAACAGATTAGAGCAACGGATGTATTCTTTAAGAATGTAGAAGCATACCAAAGCGATGCCCCTATAATCTGTAATGAGGGCGGCTCACGTAGTAGCAAGTCCTATAGCATAGTGCAACTGCTTATCTCCATTGCAGCCGATAAGAATGCCAAAAACATCCGCATCTCTATTGTATCCCACTCACTACCTCACATTAAACGTGGTGCATACAGGGACTTTAAGACTATCATGGAAGAATGGCATCTATGGGATGATAAAAAATTTAGCTACACCGATTTCATATACCGATTCGATAATGGCAGCTATATCGAACTATTTGGACTTGAAGATGAGGGCAAAGCAAGGGGGCCGGGCAGAGATATACTATTTGTTAATGAAGCCAACCTAATCCGTAAGGCGTTATTTGACCAACTGGCGATGCGTACAACGGGTAAGATATTTCTCGACTGGAATCCTGCGGACTTCGTATCATGGGTGTACGAAGTATCGGACAACCCGATTAACAAACGCATACATTCTACCTACCTAAATAACCTCGGCAACCTTTCGCAGATTCAGATTGATACCATAGAAAGTTACAAGCTATTACCCGATGATTTCATGTGGAAGGTTTACGGACTCGGTGAGCGTGGCGCAGCAAAGGAGATTATTTATACCCAATGGCAAATAACAGATGAGTTACCCGAAGGGGGGGATGTGTTCTATGGATTAGACTTTGGATACGTTCACCCGCTTGCACTTGTCAAGGTATGCCATTACCAGGGGGCAAATTATGTAAAGCAACTGATTTACAAATCGGGTTTAACGCCATCTGAAATTAGCAGGGAAGTGAAGGATCATATCAGCGACCGCAAGCCCGTGTACTGCGATGCTGCAGAACCGAAATCTATTGAGGAACTTTACAGGGGCGGTATCAACGCACAAACTGCGAACAAAGAAGTATGGGCAGGAATATTGAAAGTGAAATCATACCCTCTATTTGTACATAAGGATAGCAAAGACATCATTCGTGAACTGCAATCCTACAAATGGCGAAAGGATAAAAATGATAATGTAATTGATGAGCCTGTGAAAGAATCAGATGATGCGCTTGATGCAATGCGCTATGCCATATTCACCCACCTACATAAGCCGGCCTTTAAGGTAGCCGTATGGTAAGGGTTTTCGGTGTAATTTTGTATAAATCATTTTAATATGGGTTTATTCGATTTCCTCAATCGCAAGGCAGCACCTGTCAAGATGCCTGTGCAGGTATCTGTTGAACGTGGACTCCTTACATGGGATGGGCAAAACCAATCAGAATTAGTTAGGGATAGTTACATAGGCAATGATTTAGTATATGCCATCATTACGCTGATTACCCAAAAAGCAAAGGTTGCGCCGTGGTTTGTGTATAGGGTTAAGAACAAAGCAGCACAGAAGCGCTACATGGCAAAGATGCAGCAACCGGATGCGATTACTGACTATGCCAAACTGAAAGAACTCAAAGAGGAAGCATTCGAAATATACGAAGGCGATAGCAGGCTAAATGAATTACTGAAATACCCGAATAGCGAAGATACATGGAGCGATATCATAGAGCAATGGGTAGGGTTTAAGAAGATAACAGGCAACGCTTTCATGTATGCAAAGCAGGTCGGGGAGGAATCAGTAAACAGGGGCAAGCCGTTAGAACTTTACATGCTGCCATCCCAATACATGGCAATCAAAGTGGATATTGAACAATTCCCACCTAAGAAGGTAGCCTATCAGTTGTACTATGGGCAGTATATCCCGTTCAATACAATAGAGATACTGCATGACAAATACTTCAACCCCGAATGGAATGCGACCGGCGGGCAGTTGTACGGATTATCACCGCTTAGGGCAGCATCTAAGGTGCTGACACGTTCTAATGCAAGTAAAGAGGCATCTGTAGCGATGTTCGATAATATGGGGCCGTTAGGCGTTTTATACATGGATGACCAGAGGTTTGACCCGATAGCCGGAGAAAGCCAAGCACAGGCACTCAAGATGCAAATATCAGCCAACACCGGAGCGAATAAGCACGGCAGCGCAGCCGTATCGGGTTACAAAGTAGGATGGGCGCAGATAGGACTTCCTGCAAAGGACTTGCAATTAATCGAAGCAGAGAAATGGGATAAAGAGGCACTATGCTCAATCTATGGAGTACCTCCGGTGTTACTGGGTAATACCGATGCTGCAACGTACAATAACATGAAGGAAGCGGAGAAATCACTAACCGTTCGGGCGGTGTTACCCGAACTAACTGCTATTCGTGATAACATCAACCGCAAGATGCAGACCGATTGGGGGTATAAGGGTAGCGATATATTCGTTGACTTTGACATGAGTATTTACTCCGAACTTGAAGCCAACAGAGCAGAGCAAAGTACCTGGCTGAATACTGCGTGGTGGTTAACACCGGAACAGAAACTAAAGATACAAGGACTTGCCCCCGATCCGAATGTACCGATTGAAGATTATCAAAAGTTGTATATTCCGCAAGGTTTGACACCCGTTGATGATTTCACTAACCTGCCTTTGAATGTACCGCCAACTTTATAACGCATATCGCAAGAGATACAGGGTGCTTATCAAGCGTGAACTTGACCGCCAATGTATGGCACTACTCAAAGGCGAGCAACCGGATGAGGAAAAGCTAAAGCAGCATATCCGCAAACTGCACAACGATGCCGGGATAACGATGGCGAAGTATAACTATGATAAGATACGCAAGTCGGCAGGTATCAAGGATTCCATGACACCTGAACAAAGATGGGCGGCGGTTATAAAACTATTTTTAGAACAAGGGTTAACTAATTTAGTTAACGGCATTACATCTACTACCAAGGAAACTATCCGCAAAGTATTGATACAGGGTATGCAGGAAGGATGGAGTATTATCCAAATGATGAAGGAGATTGAGAAATTAGGTATCAATGTTTACCGCGCTGAACTGATTGCACGTACCGAAACAACACGGGCTGCCAATCAGGGTGCAATGCTCGGGGCGGTATCAACTGGGTTACTAACCGTTAAAGAATGGATAGCAATAACGGATGATAGAACACGTAGAATACCCCGCAATGATTATGACCATTTGCACATGGATGGAAAGACAACACGAATTGATGAACCGTTTACCGTACCCGGTTTACGCAGCATAGATATTATGGAGTTCCCCGGAGACCCGAATGGCAGCGCAGGCAATGTGTGTAATTGTAGGTGTACCGTAGGATTTGAAGTAGTTAGAGATAGCAATGGAAAACCTGTAGATATACAAGGTGGGTTACGTGGGCCAGCAGGCGACATGTTGAACCTATGGAATAACACCTTATTTTTGCAATTACAAACTTTGATAAATGAAGCATTACCAAGTTAAAGATATTAGCAACGGCATAGAGGATATGGATATTCGTTCACGTAACGTGAAAACCGTTTGGGCTATGTGTGGCAATGTGGATTTGGATAACGATGTGATAGTACCCGAAGCATTTACAAAGACTATACAGGAACGTGGGCCGATTGGTAAGAATCTGATATGGTCATTAGTTGATCATAAGAGTAGCATGAAGTACGCACTTGGTAAGCCGAAAGAATTATACGTAGAAGGTAATGCACTTATTGCCGTTACTGAAATTATAGAAACGGAAATGGGTGAAGATATGCTGAAATTATATGAGGCTAAT